GGGTCCATGTCGGGCTCATTCGCGCCGCCTGTCACGCTGGAGGCGCAAGGGTTCTCGTCCTATTTGCTGGATCAGGAAGACATTGAAACGGGAATGACGCTTCGGCAGGCGCTGCGCCTGGTGACGGCGGCGACGGCGGGCAAGATCAGTGGCGGCGGGACGGCGACCATCACCATACGGAACGCGGTGGCTGACGGTGCAAACCGCATCGTCGCAACGGTGGACACGGACGGCAATCGAACCGCCATAACTTACGACCTCGACTGATGGCCAATTTCTTCTCAGCCGACTATTGGCGCGCGTTCTACTTCAAAGCGATGGGCGGGCAGGAAACTGCTGTTGACCCCAACGCGATGTCTGGCAGCTTTGCGGGCTCGTCCGAGTTCACTGCGACGCTGTCAGGTCAGGCTACTGAAGAAGTTCAGTCGCGCTCACAAGGCGGCTTTGAAGACCCCTACTATTACAAGAAGCGCAAGAAGAAGAAGAAGCCCGAGCCTGTCTCCAAAGGCTTCGGGGACGATTGGCAACCTCCGACACCACGGCCGGCAATCCCGCCGCTGGCAGCGCAAGACATCATCGCGCGCCAGGATGCAGCCTTCGCGAGAACGCAAGCCGCGATTGTCGCAGCGCTTGAACAATACGACCGGCAACGCGCCGAGGCATTGGCCCGCGCTGCGCAGGAACAGGAAGACGAGGATGAAGCGATCCTGCTGCTGATGGCGGCGTAACGCTTCGCAACAATTCGAGATGAGTGACCCGCCCTGATCAGGCGGGTTTTTTCGTACCCGCCGCCGGGGTCATCGGGCGTCAAACAGGACGCCGCTGTTTCGGGCGATTGCGTGACGACTACGGGAAGGTCGAACGATGAGTGACGAGAAACTGAACTTTCTGGACGAAGCTGACGAACCGGCCGCCGCTGCGCCTGAGCCATCCGCTCCGGTCATGGAAGCCGAGAAGCCAGCCGCACCCGAGCCCGAGCCGCAAAGCGATGGCAGGGCGCGTGATCCGGAAACAGGGCGTTTCGTCCCCATCTCCGCGCTTCTAGACGAGCGCGACAAACGACAAGCCGAGACTGCAAAACGGGTCGAACTCGAAGCCCAACTCCAACGCTACCAGCAACCGCAGCAGCCTGAGCAGATACCGACTGACCCTAGCGGGATCATTCAGTATGCGCTGGCTGAACAACAGCGGATCGCCTTCAACGAACGTCTCAACACATCCGAGCTGATGGCCCGACAGGCCCATGGCGAGGACATCGTGAGCGAGGCGCAACAGGCGTTTCTTGCCGCTGTCGGTCAGAACCCGATGCTGCAACAGCAACTGCAAGGCCAGATCCATCCATACGATTTTGTCGTCAAATGGCACCGCCAGCACAAGCTGATGTCAGAGATCGGGCAAGACCCGGAAGCCTGGCGCAAGAGCGAAGCCGAGAAGATCCGCGCGCAGGTACTGGCTGAACTTCAGGGCCAAGGCGTCCAGCCGGCCCCATCGTCACAGCAACCCCCGCCGAGTGTGGTCGGAAGACCAGCGGCAGCGAGAGCAGGAACCGTCCCCGTTGGGGGTGGCAACGCTTTCGACAACCTCTTCAAAGGATAACCAATGGCCGAAGTCGCCCTTGCATCCGCTTCTGAACGTCAGAAGTGGGTCACGAACTATTTCGCAGAGTACGTCCGCAATAGCGGTTTCAAGCCCTACATGGGCCGGACGAACAACTCTATCATCATCAGCAAGTACGAGATGACGGAAGAAGCGGGAAAATCGATTAACATCCCGCTGATCACCAGGCTGAAAGGAACCGGCGTCACCGGCTCCCAGACGCTCGACGGCGCCGAGGAAGAACTTGGCAACTACAACTGCAACATCTCCCTCGATTGGCGCCGTAACGCGGTGCGCGTGCCGAAGTCCACCAGCTACAAGACCGAGTTGGACCTTTTCGGCGCGGCCAAGGACATGCTGCGGACATGGGAAGCGGAGAAGCTGCGTGACGATGTCATCACGGCTATGCTGTCGCTGGTCACGACCGGCGACACGATTGTCACGATGTCGGCGTCATCGGCTGCGAACCGGAACGCCTTCAACGCGGCGAACACTGACCGCCTGCTGTTCGGCGCCCTGCGCTCGAACTATTCGGCAACGTGGGCAACCGCCGTCGGCAACATCGACACCACAAACGACAAATGCACGGTCGCGTCGATGTCGCTGGCGAAGCGTATCGCCAAGAACGCTGACCCGCATATCCGTCCTTACAAGACGGGCGACGGTCGCGAATATTTCGTCGCGTTCCACGGATCCCGCACATTCCGCGATTTGAAGGCCGACACCACGATGACGCAGGCGAACCGTGAGGCTCGCTCGCGTGAAGGCAACGGCATGGACGACAACCCGATCTTCCAGGACGGTGACTTGCTGTATGACGGGATTATCCATCGCGAAGTCCCGGAGATCGATGACGTCGCCGCGAACGGCACCTACTCGATGAACGCCATCGGCGCTTCTTCGGCTGACGTGCGTCCGGTGTTCCTGTGCGGCGCGCAGGCTGTCGGCATCGCATGGGGTCAGGAGCCGACCCCGCGCACGGACTTGACGAAAGACTATTCGTTCCGCCCTGGCGTCGCCATCGAGGAACTGCTTGGCGTGAAGAAGCTCTGCTTCAACGGCGTCCAGCAGGGCATGGTGTCGGCGTTCTTCGCAGCCGCTGCTGACTCGTGATTGTAGCTGAATAAGGAAATCATCACATGGCTACGTACTCAGCTACAAACTATCTGACGACGCCCGTTGTAACCCACGGGCTCGCCAACAACATGAAGGCGTTCTATTTCGAGGTGGCTTGCGCTGCGGCTCCTTCGACGTCGGACACCATCAACTTCGGTTACGTGCCGAAAGGCTTCCGGCTTCTGCACGCAACCATTGAAGCAACCGACATGGATACCGGCGGCTCGCCATCCCTCACGATCAACGTAGGCGACTCCGGCGATGCTGACCGTCTGTTCGCGGCTTCGACCGTTGGTCAGGCTGGCACCCTGTCGTCAGCGATTGCAACGACCGGGTTCGCGTACAAATACACTGACAAGACGCTGATCACCGGCGTTGCGGCTGCGAACGCTGCCACGGGCGCGGCCGGCACAATCCTGCTGGCGCTTTTCGGCATCCAAGAAGACGCGACGACGTCTTAATGTCAGCGTTCATCTGGAAGGGTGACGACGAGGGCGGTGACGAGTTCACCGCCCTTTTTGGCGTCACGTTCCCGGTCGGGCAGATGATCGAAACGGGGCATCTGCTCCCGTGGCAAGTCAACAAACTCCGGGGCAATCCGCACTTCACGGAAGCCCCGGAGAATGCCCGCGCGCCGAAAGGCAACCCGGAACAGGACGAGCGAGCAATCATCAAGCAACAGCTCGATGACCTTGGCGTGACCTATGACAAGCGCTGGGGCATCGATCGCCTCCGCGCGACCTTGCAGGGCGCGACGACAGAGCCGCTGGCGGTGATCGATGGCTGACGCAACGCTGGCGGAACTGCGCAACCGTGTCTTGCAAAAGCTCAAGGTGCTGCAAGCTGGCGAGACGGCTGAAGCCGAGGACACCGCACTGATCGAGGGGCTGATTGCCTCGGTGAACGAGAAGCTGCGCGACCTCGGCATTGCCTACTGGTCCGACAGCGCGTGTCCGCAATCGATGCTGGAAGACCTCGCGACTTATGTCGCCTGCCACGCGGCTGACGACTACATGGACGGAAGCGAGGCGGCGTCTTTCCGTCAGACCTATGAGCCGACCGCAGAACGCAACCTGCGGCGTCTGGTTCAAAGCGGCGAGCGTTTCAACAAGCCGACGCGGGCTGAATACTTCTGATGCGCGTGCCGATGGCGACGTCTGCGGCCTCTGCTGTTGTCACGGGGCTTGCGGAGAAGAAGTGCCACAACGTCTACCGCGAGCCGCATCCTAACGACCCCACGCGCGAAAACGTGCTGATCGAAGCGCCTGGCAGTCTCCAGCGTGCCGACTTCGCGGGCGCGTGCCGTGGGATGTGGCAGGCTGACGGCCACGCCTCGGGCAACGTGCTGATTGCGCAGGGAACGACCCTGTCAACGTTCGCACCATCTACAAACACCACGGGAAGCCTCACGGGAACCATTGCCGGGACAGATCGCGGGGATTTCGCCTTCACTGAAACCGAGGGCTTTGGCCTGTTCAATGGCGGGCTGTACGTTTCGACGGGCTCGGCTATCGCGGCGGTGACCGATCCGCAGTTTGCAACGCTCCTGAGCGATGCAGGGGCGTCTGCGTTCACCAGCGTGGACACGCTCGGGCAGCGCGGGCTGTTCACCTATCGGAACCGCTTCGGGTTTACCGCGGTGCTAGACCTGGATGACGTCACGGCGCTCAATTACTACACCGCCGAGAGTTCGCCTGACGATATCATCGCTGGCCGCGTGCTGGGTGAGTTCTACTATCTCATGGGCTCGCAGACGATTGAAGTATGGTCGCAGACGGGCGACAGCGCCGACCCGTTTGCCATGCAGGCCGGGATGACGCAGCAAGTCGGCTGCGCGTGCCGTGATAGCATCGTGAAGGCTGACAACTCGCTTTTCTTTGTGGACGAGGCGTTCAACGTCCGCAGGCTGGGGCAGGGCGGTTCG